TAAGAAAACGTTTACAGAATCTATTTGCAACGAATGTTATTGTTCGTGCGTATGGAAAAGATAAATTACGCGTAGTCGATACTAATCGTTTACAAGCAATTGGTAACTTAAATCAAACTAAAGTAGCTGATCGATATACCAGAATGCATGGTGCAAATAAGCACATGGTTGGAGGTATGGGTGGATATGATTCTAACTACTATATGCATCAGAATCGTATGCAACTGTATGCTGATTATGAGATGATGGATCGCGATCCAATTATTAGTTCAGCACTTGATATATACTCTGATGAATCTACATTAGCAGATCAGTTCGGTGATATTTTAACTATCAAAACTAATAAAACACAAATACAAAAAATTCTTTATAATTTATTTTATGATATTTTGAATATCGAATTTAATCTATGGACTTGGATTCGAAACATGACAAAATATGGCGATTTCTTTTTAAAATTAGATATTGCTGATGAAATTGGAATTGTTAATGCTCGACCATTTTCTAGTTATGAAATTGAGCGTTGGGAAGAATATGATGAAGCAACTGGCGAATATAAAATCAAATTCAAACATGTAGCAGATTCTAGAAAAGATTTTGAAGTTTTTGAAATAGCACATTTCCGTATGTTATCAGATTCTAACTTTTTACCATATGGTAGATCAATGTTAGAAGGAGCACGTAAAGAATTTCAAAAATTAATGATGATGGAAGATGCAATGTTAATTCATCGTATTATGCGAGCTCCGGAAAAACGTGTATTTAAAATTGATATTGGTAATATTCCTCCAAATGAAGTTGATTCATTCATGGAACAGATTATCAATAAAATGAAAAAAATTCCACATATTGATCAACAAACAGGTCAATACAATTTAAAATTTAATTTAATGAACATGTTAGAAGATTATTATCTACCTGTTCGCGGCGGCAATTCGACTACATCAATTGATACATTACCAGGAATGACTTGGACTGGTACTGAAGACTTAGAATATATAAAAGATAAAATGATGGCTGCATTAAAAGTTCCTAAACCATTTTTAGGCTATGCAGAAGCGGTAGAAGGAAAAACTACATTAGCATCTATGGATATTCGTTTTGCTAGAACTATCGAACGAATTCAAAAAATTGTAATATCCGAATTACATAAAATTGCTATTGTACATTTATATGCACAAGGATTTGAAGGCGAAGATTTAGTTGGTTTTGAATTAGAATTAACAGCGCCATCCGTAATCTATGATCAACAAAAAGTTGCGTTAATGAATGAAAAAATAACATTGGCTAATGCAATGAAAGATTCAAAACTAGTTTCTGATAAGTATATATACGAATTTATTTTTAATATGTCAGAAGAACAATGGTTGCAAGAAAGAACCAATGTTATTGAAGATTTAAAACTTCGTTTCCGACAAAATCAAATTGAACAAGAAGGTAACGATCCAGCTGTTACGGGAGTATCTTTTGGTACACCGCACGATTTAGCAACGGTACATATGTCTAGTTCTGAAGTAGAAGATAAAGATAAAGGAGGCCGTCCAAAAGAAGGTATTAAATCGGGTCAACATCGAAATGCGTTTGGATGGGATCCTACCGGTAAAAAAGAAATTGATCAAGCATTTGATCCTGAAAATCAAAGAAACGCATTTCAGCCAGATCCTAAATTTAGAAATAATACTATCGCAGTAGAAAGTTTTATTAAAAAATTAAAATCTAAAGATAACAAACGTGTTTCTATAATAACAGAATCTTTAAAATCTAATGATATAAAGAATAATGATCCGGATTCGGGTACGATGTTAGATGAAAACAATATTTTATAATTACAAACATATTTATATTTAAAATAAGGCAACGTATAACACATGAAGAAACTAAAACATTCAAAATATAAAAATACCGGTATATTGTTTGAAATGTTGGTTAGAAAATTAACTTCGGAAACATTGTCATCGAATAAATCAGTTACTATCGATATTATCAAAAAATACTTTGGACGAAATACCGAATTATCTAAAGAATTGCAATTGTATAATGCACTAGTTAAAGAACAATTTCGAAGTGAAGCTCAAGCTTTAGATTATATACGAACTGTAAAATCTACATACGATAAATTAAATCAAACCGTATTAAAACGTCAAAGATATAATTTAGTAAAAGAAATTTCAAAAAAGTTTGTATTTTCGGATATAGCTAAAATGCATATAAATAATTACAAAGTTTTAGCATCTATCAATATGATATTCGAACACGATGAGACGGATAATCCAAAACAATTATTGGAATGTAAAAATGCAATAATTGAACATGGTTTAATAACAGAACGCGTTCAATCTAAAAAAGATCCGATATTAGAAACATATGAATCTCAACCAAAAGAATTAAGATTATTAGCATACAAATTGTTAGTAGATAAATTCAATCAAAAATATTCCGGATTAAATGAATCGCAAAAACAATTATTGAACAAATATATAACGCACGTTAATGATACAACAGCATTACGAGAATACGTTCAAAAAATTATTCCGAATATTAAAAAAGATTTAGCATCTCAAGCAAAAATAATAACTGATCCTGTTACTAAAATTAAAGTAGCTAAATTGTCAGAAATGTTATGTAACGTTGAATCGATGAAAGTAATAAAAGAATCTCATATTTTATCTTTATTACGTTATTTTGATTTAGTTAAAGAACTAAAGGAGATTCATTTATGAGATCGTTTCTTAAAGAAATAGAAGATAAGTTTTTAGAATTAGAAGCTGAAACATCTGATAAAGAATTAGATGAAGATGCAGATCTTGAAGAACAAAATGTTGCAGCAGCAGTTGCTGGATATAATACTCCTAATGCATTTCGAAAGACTGTTAAAAAAGTTAATTATGCTTCAGGTATAGAAGAATCAGTTAATACGCCTCCTACATATAAATTAAATTTATTTCATGATAACGACCATTATCAGAAACCAGAATCTGAAGAAGAAGAATGGATGGCTAAATTTGCATATGCTGAAAACACCGATTGGCAACATGAAAAATACGAATATCCATCTGTAGATTTATCGACAAAAGGAAAAGGTACTGCTAACAAACATAAACATATGGTTGAAGATGCTATGGAACGTAAATATGAACAACTTATAGAAGGATATCGCGATTTTAAATCTGGAGATGTACAACCTTCTCGTAAAGTTAAAGAAAGCATACGAGAAATTGCAAAACGGCTACGAGAGATTGAAACTATAGTAAATTATAGTAGTAAATTTAAAAATGAAGCGGGAGTAACATCTGATGCATACGGCCCATCGACAACAAAAGCATTGCAAGAAATATCAAAACGTTTAATTAAAATATCAGAACGAGTAAGAGCATTAGGGGAATAATATGTCAAAACAACTAATTGTAGAATATATGCCATTTAAACCGGTTGGTTCTTTAACAGAATCAAATGGTGCTGCATATGGAATACCTGGTGGTTTTGTAGTACAAGGAGTTTTACAGAGAGCAGGAGCCAAAAATCAAAACGGAAGAATATATCCTAAAAATATATTGCATAGAGAATGCCAACGATATCAAAAAGAATATATCGATCAACATAGGGCATTAGGCGAATTAGATCATCCAGAATCTTCGGTAGTAAATTTAAATAATGTATCGCACAATGTTTTAAAAATTTGGTGGAATGGCGATGATTTACATGGTTCTGTACAAGTACTCGATACGCCATCCGGTAAAATTCTTAAAGAATTATTTCGTGCTGGTATTACCTTAGGTATTTCATCGCGAGGATTAGGATCAGTAAAAGAATTACGAAATGAAAGTGCGGTAGAAGTACAAGAAGATTTCGAATTGATTTGTTGGGATTTCGTATCGAATCCGTCAACTCATGGTGCTTTTATGCGACCAACTTCAATGAACGAATCAGTAAATAAAAATACAACAACTAATAAATACGCAAATGTTAATAACATTATCACATCTATATTGTGTGAAGATGGAAAATGTAGGATATAATATGAATACACCGAATTTAAAAAGAATTTTAGAAATGATGACTGGCGAAGAAGAAGTAGCATTAACAAAAGAAGAAAAGCGCCAGTTTATGCAAGATGTAGCAAATTTTTCTGCATTAGGTGAATCGGTATATGGAAGTGGAAAACTAAAAGATTTAACGGAACGCGTACGTGGTATCGTTGACAAAGCACAACGAATAATGACCGAAGATAAAGACTGGTTTGATAATGTAACTGTAAGTCGTCATGCGAAAGGTTTAACAGAAGCTTTTAAAGTGTTTGAAGCTACTTCTAAAGAAATAAACCAATTACAGCAACGATTAGAAGCTGCATATGAAGATATCGGTTCGCATCTTGGAAAATATTACGAGGTTGGATAATTCAATTTATTTATATATTATAAGGTAACAGATAAATGAATAAATTAAAAAAAATATATAGAGATTTTTTCGGATTGAATGAACAAACTGTAGCTAAGAAACACAATCCGGCTGATGGCGGTAATGTAAAAATTACAGAAGATGATGATCTAGACGAAGCTACTTTAGATAATAGTATTACAGAATATCAAGGAGGAGTACAATGGATTGTAACAGATCCTGCTACTGCTAAACATGTAATGGCTGATATTAGTTCATGGGCAACTAAAAAAGGATTTACTATTATTAAAAGAAAAATATCTAAGTCTGGAAAAGTTGGATACATCTATTTTAGAATGGGAGAAGATCCTGCAAAAGAATCTCAAAGAATTCAAGGATATGTTTCACAAACGCCAGAAATACATAGATTTCGTTTTAAAGTTTTAGGACAATAAATAAACATATATGAATAAAAAACAAAAACAACATCAACAAATTGTACCAGGTAATTCAATGGCAGTTAATGTAGTTGGAACTACAAGAGAAGATTTAGGTTATGCACTTAAAACATGGAAACGTAAAGTAAAGTCTTCGGGAGTATTAGAACAAGTTAAACAGCGAAAAGAATACACAAAGCCAGGAGTTGTTAAACGAAAACAATTACAGCGAGCCGAATTTTTACAATTTGTACGAGATCAAAATTTTAATTGATTTTTAAGGTCCTAACGTTAGTTGGGACTTTTTTACTGTTTTTTCATTCGTGCTTATATTTATTTTAGAATACGCTATTTCTCAATATAGCGTCTATAACGTATATAAAAAATATTCTATTAAGATTTCAAATAATCTTATTTCCAAAAAACAAATTTAAGGAGAACAAACTATGGCAAAATCAGATTTGCTAAAAGAAGCGATTGCTGACGCACGTGCTGTAAAAGAAACAGC